TTACTTGAGGTTTTACTTTTGTTTTTTGTTAAACTTTCTGGACACAAACTTACAGATATGCAAAAAGAAATTACTGTAAACGGAATCAAAGGACATATGGACTGTAAGATTGATGGTGAAGTAGTAGATGTAAAGACTGCATCAGGATATGCATACAAAAAATTTAAAGAAGGAACATTAAGTGAAGATGATTCCTTTGGCTATCTTGCACAACTTGCAGGGTATGAAAAAGCAGAGGGTACAAATAAGGGTGGTTTCTTAGTTATGAATAAAGAAACAGGAGAGCTTTGTACTTACATACCTGATGATATGGAAAAGCCTAACATCGTTTCTAAAATAGAAAACGTAAAAGAACTTATTGTAAAAAATGAACCACCTGAATTTTGTTATGACCCTGTACCAGAGGGTGCATCAGGTAATATGAAACTAGATAGAGGATGTACATGGTGTCCACATAAAATAGAATGTCATAAAGATGCTAATGATGGACAAGGTTTAAGAGTTTTTAATTATGCTAAAGGTCCTGTGTATCTTACAAAGATTGTTAAGGAACCTAAAGTTGAGGAAGTAAATTTATGAATCAAAGAAAATCAAAACAAGTAAGAAAACTTTCAGAAGAATTTGTTGTTGAATGGTTAAAGAGTATGTTAGTAGAAGAAGAACAAAAGAAAGTAAACGTAACTAACTATCAAAAATATTTACCTGAAGATAGTCATTTTTATGCAAATAAAAAACTTATGGTATCTTCTTTTACACCTAGGTGGTTTGCACAAAAAATAAAAAAAGTTAAAAAAAATATTAATGATATTACTTACTCGGATGTTATGTAATGGTTGGGTACAGAAAACCTAGAAAGGTTAGACCAACAGAAAAAGATGTTCCTAAAGGATATGATTCTAAATGGGAACACAAATTACATACCAGTGTTTTACAATCTTGGAAACATCATTCAGATAAAATATCTTATATAGTAGAACATAACTATGAACCTGACTTTGTAAAGACTATAGATAATAAAGAATATTTACTTGAAGCAAAAGGTAGGTTTTGGGACTACCAAGAATATAACAAATATGTTTGGATTAGAAAATCTTTAAAACCAAATCAAGAGTTAGTGTTTTTATTTTTGACTCCTTATTCTCCTATGCCTCAAGCAAAACGTAGAAAAGACGGAACGAAAAGAACTCATGCAGAGTGGGCAGAAAAAAATAATTTTAAATGGTACAGTGAAGAAACATTACCGGAGGAATGGAAAAGTGAAATACAAGTTTAAAGAAGATGAAACTTTAAAACAAATAAAACTTTATGTTGATAGAACTTATGACCAGCATTATGCTAATGGTAAGTATCAAGCAACAGATATGATTATTGATTCAGGATATGGAGAAGGATTCTGTCTTGGAAACATTATGAAGTACGCTATGAGGTTTGGAAAGAAAGATGGAAAGAACAACTTAGACTTATATAAAATAATACACTATGCTATAATAGCAATCTACGTAAACAATAAGGAACAAGACAATGGTTGAAGATAAAATAGGAACTAAGCCTTACTTAGGAATTGAAATAGACTATGATAAAGAAAAAACATTTGATAAGTTTAGTCTAGACACACTCAAAGATAGATATTTTTGGGAAGGAGAAACACATGCACAAGAAGCATTCGCAAGAGCCTCCGTCTTCGGAGCAACATTCAAAGGGGAGACCGATTTTGAGTTGGCTCAAAGACTTTATAACTACGCTTCCTCTCGTTGGTTCATGTTCAGCACTCCTATTCTTAGTAACGGGGGTACCACTCGTGGGCTTCCTATCAGTTGTTTTCTCAATTATGTTCCTGACAGCAGGGGTGGTTTATCTGCTCACTATGATGAGAACATATGGTTGGCAAGTTCAGGTGGAGGCATTGGTGGATATTGGGGCGATATTAGGAGCAATGGTATTTCAACTACTCATGGCAGTCGTTCTACTGGTTCTATTCCTTTCATCCATGTAGTTGATTCACAGATGTTAGCCTTTAATCAAGGCACAACTAGACGTGGTTCTTATGCAGCTTACATGGATATATCTCACCCTGAGATTGAAGAGTTTATTAACATGAGAAAAGAATCTGGTGGAGATATTAATAGGAAGAATCTTAATCTTCATAACGGTGTAAACATTACTAATGCTTTTCTTGAAGCTGTACAAAACGATGATGACTGGAGATTGATAGACCCTAAAACTAATGAAGCTGTTAAGGTTATAAATGCTAGAGACCTTTGGTGGCAGATAATAAATGCTAGAGCTGAAACAGGTGAGCCTTACATGATTAACATTGATAAGTGTAACGAAGCTTTACCCAAACAACAAAAAGATTTAGGATTAAAGATACGTCAAAGTAATTTATGTTCTGAAATAACTTTACCAACTGACGAAGAAAGAACAGCAGTATGTTGTTTATCTTCTGTAAACTTAGAATATTTTGATGAATGGTCAAAGGACGATAACTTTATACAAGATTTAATAACCATGCTTGATAATATAATTCAACATTATATTGACAATGCAATAGATACAACACAACTAGGAGAATACAGTGCGAATTTTAAAAGGTTTAAGAAATATGTTAAGAAAGGTAAGGAAGGCTTTACCAAGTCTGCCTATTCAGCGTATCGAGAAAGAAGTCTCGGTCTTGGTGCTATGGGTTTCCACGCTTATCTTCAACGTAGGTCAATACCTTTCGAAGGAATTTTCGCATCTGGGTTTAACTATAAGGCATTTACTTACATTAAACTTAAAGCAACGGAAGCAACTAAAGAACTCGCTATTGAGAGGGGTGAGGCTCCTGATATTAGTGGTAGTGGTATGCGTAATGCTAATCTTCTTGCTATTGCTCCTAACGCTAGTAGTGGTATCATCTGCAGTGGGACTTCTCCTAGTATCGAGCCTTACAGGGCTAACTGCTATACTCACAAAACTTTATCCGGCAGTTACCAAGTTAAAAACAAATACTTAGAAAAGCTTTTAAAATCTAAAGGACTTAAAGCTGATGAGTTGAATGCACTATGGAAAGATATATCAGGTAGTGATGGTTCAGTCCAACACTTAGATATACTTACTGATGATGAGAAAGAAATATTTAAAACAGCTAATGAGATAAATCAAATATGGATTGTTGAACATGCTTATAAAAGACAGGAGTTTGTGTGTCAAGCACAGTCTGTAAATCTGTTCTTTACTTTACCAAAAGCTACAGAACCTCAAGAAGTACATGATGAATATATGCAGTATGTAAATGATGTTCACTGGTATGGTATGAACAAACTAAAATCGCTTTACTATTTCCGTTCTAATGCTGCTCGTACAGTAGAGAATGTAAATGTTAAAGTACCTAGAATTAATTTAGAAGATACTGAGTGTCTTGCTTGTGAGGGATAATTATGAAATGTTGGCATTGTGATACAGAACTAATATGGGGTGGAGACCATGACATTGAAGAAGAAGACGATACATTTATTATGGAAACTAATTTAGGTTGTCCAAAATGTAAATCTTTAGTAATGGTTTATTTACCTAAAGATGAGTAACTGGCACGGAGGAAAAGGTTCTAGACGTAGGAACCCTAACGAAAAAAAGTACCAAGAGAATTGGGACAAAATATTTAATAACAAAAAGAAAAAGGAAAAGAAAAATGAGCTTACTAAAAACTAGAGACTATTATAAACCGTTTGAATATCCGTGGATGTTTGACTACTATGTATTACAGAATCAAATGCATTGGATGCCTGAGTCTGTGCCACTACATACAGACGTTAAAGACTGGCAAGAACTTACACCAGTTGAAAAGAATTTACTTACACAAATATTTAGATTGTTTACTCAGTCAGATGTAGATGTAGGTGCAGGATATATAGATAAGTATATGCCTATCTTTAAAAAACCTGAAGCAAGAATGATGATGGGTTCTTTTGCAAACATGGAATCAATTCACCAACATGCTTATAGTTTGTTACTTGATACAGTCGGTATGCCTGAGATAGAGTACAAAGCTTTTGCAGAGTATGAAGAGATGTCAGACAAGCATGATTATGTTGGTAACTTTAAACCTACTAAAGCTAAGAAAGAAAGCATTGCAAAAACTTTAGCAGTTTATTCAGCTTTTACAGAAGGACTACAACTCTTTTCAAGCTTTGCAATCTTGTTAAACTTTCCAAGGTTCGGTAAGATGAAAGGTATGGGACAGATAGTAACCTATTCTATACGTGATGAATCTATGCACGTTGAAGCAATGACAAAGTTATTCAGAGAGTTTATAAAAGAGAACATAGAAATATGGACAGATGATTTTAAGAAAGAACTATATGAAATATGTAGACATATGGTTACACTTGAAGATAAGTTTTTAGATTTAGTATTTGATATGGGAGATATTCAAGGAC